ATGAAAAATGTTGCTCAAAAGAAGCCAAATTCCATAAAGACAATATTTTTTATTGTAAAAATCATACAAAAAAAACGGAATATAGTTTACCAACATGTAATATTAAAACATTACATAAACAATCTGTTGCTAATCTCTCAACACTAATTGAACAATATCAAATTAAAATAGAAAAACCTATAAATAAAGCTTCATTAATAAAATTATTAGAAGAATATTTAAACACTACGTGTTTTGAAGCCATTGAAAGTGTTAATGCAAACAATGTAAATTTAATAGATATAGGAATTAGTATTAAAAATGAATTAAATGAATTGTTTAAAAATTACGAGTTATCTAGTATTGACCAAATTATTTTAGAAAATCAAATAAGTCCTATTGCTAATAGAATGAAAACTATTCAAGGCATGATATCTCAATATTTTATAGATTGTAATAATTATAATATTAAATTTATTTCAGCCACAAATAAATTAAAACCATTTATCAATAAAGAAAGTAAATATGTATGTGGTTATAAAGATTTATGCGAAATTGATGAAGTTAAAGATGTTAAAGAAGCTAAAGAAAACAAAGATAAAAAATTATCATATAATGAACGAAAAAAACTTAGCATTTATTATACAAAACAACTATTAGAGCATAAAAATATGTTGCCAGAACATTCTTTTTTTATTAAACATTCAAAAAAAGATGATTTGGCAGATTGTTTTTTACAAGGAATTTATTATTTAGAAAATTTTAATATATTAAAATAAACTAATAACTAATAACTAATAACTAATAACTTATTAATAATTAATTATTATTAATTAGCAATATATAATATATATTGCGGAGTATTTAAAAATTAAACTTCTAGTTTTATCATAATAGTTTTAATGGATATTGTAGAAATAGAACCCGAAACTTTGAATATTGATAATTTCCAAATTCCAGAATTTAAAATAAATGATTCAGATGTAGAAGAAATTATATCAAAAAAACCATCTTCTAATTTTGGAGGTGGTATTGAGTTATTAATGAATGGAAAAAATATAACTGATAAAAAAACATCAACATCAATAGATATTGAAGACATTACTAGTTTAGAAAATGAATTAAATGATTTAACAGATAATAACACTTCAAAACAATTTGACGACAAATTAAAATTAAATACTACTATAGATTCAAATAATAAAAAAGAAATAAATTATAATCAATCAACAAGTGCCAATAAAAAATCTATTTTTGGAGGTTTATTTGGTGATTCTAAAAACAATGGTTCAAATGTTAAACCCGTTACAAAAAATAATGATAATGAAGCAGTAAATTTAGGAAAATCAACAGCAAATATGAATGAAAATAAAACATGGGATGGATTTGGTAAATTTAATAATGTACCTATTAACTTAGACAAAGCACAAGAAAAACCTGAATTAACTAAAGAAGAAGAATTAAAAGAAAAGTTCAAATATTTACGCAAGTTAGAAGACCTAGAGAAAAAGGGAGTTTCGCTTAGCAAGCGCTATAATATGGATTCTAATTTAAATGAAATGATTGGAGAATATGAAACTATTATTGCCGAAAAAGAAAAATCAAACGCAATTAAATTTCAAGGAAAAATGTTAATGGCTTGTATAACTGGATTAGAGTTTTTAAATAATAAATTTGATCCTTTTGATATTAAACTTGATGGTTGGGGTGAGCAAATAAATGAGAATATTGATGAATATGATGAAATTTTTGCCGAATTACATGAAAAATATAAATCTAAAGCAAAAATGTCTCCCGAATTAAAATTATTGTTTCAATTAGCCGGTTCAGGAATGATGATTCATATGTCAAATACACTATTTAAATCTTCTATGCCTGGAATGGACGATATTATGCGTCAAAATCCAGAATTAATGAAACAATTTACTCAAGCTGCGGTTAATACTATGGGTCAGTCTAAACCTGGATTAGGCGGATTTATGAATGGACTATTTGGAAATAATGGTTCTAATCCTGGATTTGGAGCATCAATGCCACCAAATGTTAATTCAGGACCTCCGCCACCACCTGTTGAGTCTAAATTACCCGAACGCAGTCAAAGAGTGCAAAATATAATAAATCGCCCAGATATTATGTCGGCACGTGGCATGGAAATTGATAATGGTGAAGGTAATCCTTATAATGAACAACGTATTACACGTCCTGAAATGAAAGGTCCTTCTATTGCTCCTCCCAGTCAAAACATTGCGTCACTATTAAGTGGTCTAAAAACTAAGCAAGTTGATGTTAATGATAAAAGAAATAATGAATCTAGCACTATTAGTATTGAAGACTTGAGAGATTTAACAAATGCTAAAATACCAACAAAATCTAAACGCAGACAGCGAAGTGACAAAAATATTGTGAGTTTAGATATTTAAAATATTGTTTAATATTTTAACATTAAAACATTAAAATATTAAAAATATATAAGTAATTATTTTTAATATATATTAAATGGAGGTCGTATTTTTACCAAGTGGTAGATTAGGAAATGCTATTTTTCGATATTTAGCTTGTTGTATTTTATCTATTAAATATGGATATCAATATAAAAATTTTTCTGCCGAATCATTTAATATTAATAATTATAAACATGTTTCTGAAGAAGAAATTAAGAGTATTCTTTTAAATAAAAAAATAGATTTGCCACCAAAAATTTTATTAAAAGAATTTTATCAACATGATTATATCCAATTTAAAAAAGAAATAATTGATTACATAGAAAAAAATAAACATTTACATACTATTAGTACTGAAGAAACATTTTTTTTAAAAGATTTAATAGATACTCCTGTTAATTTTAATAAATACTATGATATTGTTATACATTTAAGACTTGGTGATTTTATAGAAACTAATTTTCCTTTTAGACTAATAATTAATTTAGAGTATTATTATAAATTATTTAATACATTAGATTTAAAAAATAAAAAAATAGTATTACTTAGTGATAATATAAAAACTGTATTTGAAAAAAATTATATAGAACAATTGATAAATTATTTTAAAGTAAATAATTTAAATATTGCTTATGAAAATAATGATATTTTAACTGATTTTCATATAATAAAAAACGCAGAAATAGTAGTTTGTTGTATGTCATCATTTTCATGGTCGGCAGTATTATTATCAGATAAAGTTAAAACTTGCTACTTTCCAGATTATCCAATTATTGATAAAAATAATTGGTTATCAATTAAAAAACCTTGTGAAAATACATTATATTATAAATTTTATTAATAAATATTAATAAATATTAATAAATATTAATAAATATTTATTAATAGAAAATAGTATGGTATTTACTTGTGATTTTTGTAATAAAGACATTTCTGAATATTGTACTTTATATTTTGGATTTGATTGTATGTGCTGTAGTAATCATTGTCGTTCACAAGTTATTCAAATAAATTTACAAATTGATCCAAAAATGAATAGTCCGCATACTTGGTTTATACATAAATTAAGAGCTGAAAAAAATAAAGACAATAATAAATTATTACCAAAAAATCAATCATTAATAAATTTATTAACACAATTAGTAATGTAAAAATCTTATGTAATTTCTAACTCCTCATTTTTTGAATCATTATTTACACTAATGCTAGGTTTTTTAATATTTAATTTGAGAATTCCTTTGTGCATTTTTTGCTTATATGATAAACAATCATATGGTACTTTCATATAAATAGTTGTTTTATCTTTTGTAACAGCAATAGTATACATACGCACCATACTATAACTTATAATATTAAATTATAATATTATAATTTAATAATTTTAAATAATTATAATATATTATTTAAATTTTATACTTTAAAATTATATAGTTAATAATAACAATGATAAATAAATATCCTATAAATTCTGATTATAGTAATTTAGAAACATATATAATAAACTTAGATACTACTATAAATAATTATACTAAACAATTACCATATTTATTAAATCTTGGTTTAATAGTAGAGAGATTTAGCGGAATTAATGCTTTAAAAGATGAACACTTGAAGCCCGAATATAAGCAATATATTTCAAGTTATGCTAAATATTTTGCCCCAAAATCTGTAATTGGTTGTGCTTTAAGTCATATATTGTGCTGTAAGCATATAAAGTCTAATTATAGTAAAAAAACAAATGCTAATGTGCCATTTTTTCTAATAATGGAAGATGATGCTTTTCCATTGTATAATAAAGAAGAATTTTATGAACTCCTTAATAAATCATTATATGAAATACAATTATTAGATAGTAATTGGGATATTATACAATTACATAGTGATTGTATTTTACCAACAAAGGATACATACAATACACATATTGCGTGTGGAAGTACCGCAGCTTATTTAATATCAATTAATGCTATTAATAAAACATTAAATTCTAAAATATATGGACATTTAGATTTTATTCAACACAACTTTATTATATATAATAAATATAGAACAAAAGAAAATTTATTTTATACAAATGAAAAAGACAGTCTAAATAGAATTGAAGTTAAAAGTAAATTAAATTATAAATATTATAGTTTATTATTAAAATCAAGATTTTGTGAATTATTAAATTATTATACGCATATTATTCCATTACGGGGAGAGAAAAAGTACCAACACTTTTTAGAATTTAAATTATTAAAAGAACCTTTTTTTAATAAAGAAT